AACCAAAAATCGGGTCCAAGACTAGTTATGGTATGGTTGCTAACCCATTCGCTGAGGCTACTGCTCAGGGTTCTGGTCGTCTTCTTGCTAATGCAAACCGTTACTACCGTCGTGTTCGCGTTGACAACTTAATGTGAGTCTTTCTCACTTTCTTCAGGGACCCCCTCGTGGGGTCTTTTTTTATGAAAATAAATAGAAATAAAAAATGACGCAAACTCCTTGGTCAAAGCAATTATCAAATAGAAATTTTTTATCTCCAGTTGGATTTAAATTTTCTGTTACAAAATTACCAAAAGTAGATTTCTTTTCAAACACAGCAGAAATTCCAGGAATTAATCTTGGGGTTGCAATGCAACCAACATATCTGAAAGATATTCCAGTTCCAGGAGATAAACTAACTTATGATGATTTTTCTTTAAACTTTTTTATAGATGAGAATTTAGAAAACTATCTTGAAGTTCACAAATGGTTAAGAGGATTGGGATATCCATACAGTATTGAAGAATTTATAGATTTTAAATCTAATGATGAGTATTTGCCAGATAATGCTGCTAAAAATTCATATAATGAATATTCCGACGCTACTTTATTCATTTACAATAGTAATTTTAATATCATATCACAAGTTCATTTTAAAGACTTGTTTCCAATAAGTCTTTCTTCTGTTCAATTTGATTCAAAGGAATCGGATATTAATTATGCGACTGCAAGCGTCCAATTTAAGTATTCTATATATGATATAGTTGTTTTATGATTTATGAATCTTGATGAAATTCAATCGTTATGGGAAGAAGACGCAAAGATAGATCCAGACAATTTACACGAAGAATCTATTAAAATTCCTTCACTTCACGCAAAATATTACAAATTTTATAATAATATTTCTCTTCTGAAAAAAATAGAAGAAAATAAATTTAAAGTATTAAAAAAAGAAAAGTGGATGTATTTTTCTGGAAAATCAGATCCAGAAATTTATATAGAATATCCTTTTGATTATAAAGTATTGCGGCAAGATATAGATAAGTATATGGATGCCGATGAAGATATTTTAAAATTAATATCCAAAATGGAATATTACCAAACAATGTTAAATTATTTGGATAGTATTTTAAAAATAATAATAAACAGATCTTACCAAATTAAAAATAGTATTGAATTTTTAAAATTTACCGCAGGATATAGTTGATGACTGATTTGATTATACAAAAAAAGAATGAAATATATCTAAAAATAGAAGCAGAACCCCATATACATCAAGAGTTATTTGATTATTTTACTTTTGAAGTTCCTGGTGCAAAATTTATGCCTCAATATAGGAACAAATATTGGGATGGAAAAATTCATCTATACAGCAATCATACTGGAGAAATATATGCCGGACTACTTGATAAAGTTGCATCTTGGGCAAAAAAATCTAATTACAAAGTAGAGTTTAAACATAATAAATTCTACGGAGATCCATTTGAAGAAAATGAAAATATATCCAAAGAAGGTGTAAAAGATTACATCAATTCAATTTGTAAGTATTCTCCGAGAGATTACCAAATTGATGGTGTTTATGATGCTTTGAAGTATAATCGCAAACTTTTAATCTCTCCAACTGGAAGTGGAAAAAGTTTAATGATTTATTCTTTAGTTCGTTATTATACGGATAAAAATTTGAACACTTTAATTATTGTTCCCACTACTTCTCTTGTAAGTCAAATATATAAAGATTTTGAAGATTATGGATGGAGCGTGGATGAACATTGTCACCAAATATATTCAGGAAAAGAAAAACAAACAGATAAAAGTGTAACCATCTCAACTTGGCAAAGTCTTTACAAAATGGATAGGAAGTTCTTTAGTGCCTTTGATGTTGTTATCATAGATGAATGCCATCTTGCCCGTAGCAAGTCTATTACAGGTATTATGACAAAGATGGATGATACCAAATACAGATACGGGTTCACGGGCACTCTAGATGGGTCTCAGACGCATAAATGGGTCCTTGAAGGATTATTTGGTCCTTCTTACAAAGTCACACAAACAAAAGAACTTATAGAAAAGGGACATCTATCAAAATTAAATATTAAAGTTCTTTTGTTAAAGCACAATCCACAAAAATTTGATGAATATGAAGATGAAATTCAGTATTTAATCACACACGAAAAACGAAATAAATTTATTAAAAATCTTACTTTAGATTTAAAAGGAAATAGTTTAGTTCTTTTTAATCGTGTGGAAACTCACGGACAACCTCTTTACGAACTTATAAATAGTTCAGCATCAGGTGAAAGAAAGATATTTTTTGTTCATGGCGGAGTGAATGCTGAAGAAAGAGAACAAGTAAGAGCAATTACTGAAAAAGAAGATAATGCAATTATTGTTGCATCTTATGGCACATTTTCTACTGGAATTAACATTAAAAACTTACACAATGTTGTATTTGCTTCTCCCTCTAAATCTAGAATTAGAAATTTGCAGTCAATTGGTAGAGTTCTCAGAACAAGTGAAAGTAAAACAGAAGCAATATTATACGATATAGCAGATGATACTACTTTTAAATCAAAGAAAAATTATACATTGAATCATCTTGTAGAAAGAATTCGAATCTATAATGAAGAAAAATTTAATTATGAAATTATTCAAATAGACTTTAAAAATTAAAATGTACGAAGAAGAATTTTATGCAACTATGAAAATGGTATCTGGAGAAGAAGTTTTTTCAAAAGTTTGTCCTTGCGAAGAAGAAAATAGAACCATTTTGATTTTAGACAATCCAGTAATAATGGAAACCATCTCTATACGAAAACTTGGAATAACCGCATTAAAAGTTGTTCCTTGGATGAAATTTACAAGTGATACAATGTTTATTGTGGATATTGATAAAATTATTACTATGACTGAAATAAATGATGATTCTATTATTAAAATGTACGAGAAATATATTAGAGATTCAAGTAAGACATCTAATAAGTCAAAAGTAAGTCCCAATATGGGGTATATTTCTTCTATTTCTGAGGCTAGAATATCTTTAGAGAAGATTTACAAATCATTTAATACTTAAAGATATAACTTATCTATTAACCCTAACAGAGTGATTCTAACTGTTATCAAAACAAATGTCAAGTCTTTACAGATAAAGAAATGTTATGCTATAATAAACATAAATCAAAATTCATAAAATGATTAAAGAAAGAAAAAATCCACACTATGTGAATAACAAAGATTTTCATGATGCATTATTTGCTTACAAAATGAAAATTGATATTGCAAAAGAAGAATTTTTTAAAAAATACGAAAAATATCCTGCAAATAATGGTCCTTGGGAAGGAAAACCAAAAATACCAAATTACATTGGAGATTGTTTTTTGAAAATTGCAACTCACTTGTCATATAGACCAAACTTTGTAAATTATATGTTTCGTGAAGATATGATAAGTGATGGAGTGGAGAATGCAGTCCAATATATTCACAATTTTGATGTAGAAAGAACTAATCCATTTGCTTATTTTACTCAAATTGTTTACTATGCTTTTCTCCGTAGAATTCAAAGAGAAAAGAGGCAAATGGAAATTAAAGATAAATTGATTGAACGTAATGGATTTGAACAAGTATTTACTTCAGATGAAAGTGGTTTTAATTCTGATTACAATACAATTAAAGACAATGTACATATTAAGATGAATCAATGAAACTCGGATTAATAACAGATACTCACTATGGATTCAAGAAAGCAAATAAATCTTTTCACGATTACTTTGCTAAATTTTACGATGAAGTATTTTTTCCTACGTTAGAAAAAAGAAAAATCAAAACAGTAGTTCATTTGGGTGATGCTTTTGATAATAGGAAGGGTGTTGATTACTGGGCACTTGAATGGGCAAAAAAGAATGTCTATGACCGATTTGAGAAATTAGGAATTACAGTTTACAACATAGTGGGAAATCATGATGCTTATTATAAAAATTCTAATGAAGTAAATGCAGTTGATGGATTATTGCGACAATATGATAATGTAATACCAATCTCAAAACCGACAGAAATTTGTATTGCTGGTATGAATTCTTTGATTCTTCCTTGGATTTGTTCGGATAATGAAGAAGAAACTTTTAATTTAATTCAAGAAACCAAAGCAAAAGTTGTTTTTGCGCATTTAGAATTAAGTGGATTTTCTGCTTATCCTGGACATATTATGACTGATGGTTTATCTGTTGAAAAATTTGAAAAATTTGAAAAAGTATTTACCGGACATTATCATACTAAATCTGATAATGGTAAAGTATTCTATCTTGGCAATCCGTATCAAATGTTTTGGAATGATGTAGATGATACTAGAGGATTTCATATTTTTGATACCGATACTTATGATATAGAATATTTTAAAAATCCATACAATATATTTGAAAGAATCTACTACGAAGATAGTGGTGTAAAACAAATTGATAGCTCAATTATAAAAGATAAAATTGTAAAAATTATAGTTCGTAAAAAAACAAATCAATTAAATTTTGATAAATTTGTAGATAAAATTGTAAAATCTTCACCTTTGGATTTGAAAGTTGTAGAAATTATTGATGTCGATGACGAAAATGTAAATTGCGAAGAAATATCTGCCGAAGATACATTATCTATTTTGGATAAATATGTAGAAGAAGCAGAATTTAATTTAGATAAAACTATAATCAAAAAACTACTTCGAGATGTATATAAAGAAGCATTGGAACTAAACTGATGTATTTACTTACAATTAAAGGAAAAGAAGACGAAGGGGCATATGCCGTAACCGATGAGGACGGAGAAAAAGCTCTGTATCTTTTTGAGGATGGTGATGATGCTGAACGTTATTCTGGATTATTGGAGGCAGAAGATTATCCTGAAATGACTATAGTTGAAGTTGATGATGATCTTGCAGTAAAAACCTGCGAGATCTATGGGTACAATTATGTTATAATTAATTCAAATGATTTTGTAATACCACCAAGAGAATATGATACTGTTCAAGCGAATAAAATTTAAGAATTTTTTGTCTTCTGGAAATACGCCAACAGAAATTAATTTTGCCGAAGTTCCAACAACATTAATTGTTGGAACGAATGGTTCTGGCAAAAGTACAATGTTGGATGCCTTGTGTTTTGTTTTATTCAATAAAGCATTCAGAAAGATTATAAAAAATCAACTCATTAATTCAACCAATGAAAAAGAATGTCTGGTTGAAATTGAATTTAATATTTCAGACAAAGAATATAAAGTTATAAGAGGAATTAAACCAAATATTTTTGAAATTTGGATTGATGGTGTTCTGCAAAATCAAGTAGCAGCATCAAACGACCAACAAAAATACCTAGAAGATACAATACTGAAATTAAATTATAAATCATTTACACAAATTGTAATTCTTGGAAGTGCTTCTTTTGTGCCTTTTATGCAACTTTCGGCAGCACATCGTCGTGAAGTTGTGGAAGACTTGTTGGATATTAAAATATTTTCAACAATGAATTCTATTTTAAAAGAAAAAATAAGAAATTCAAATGAAAAAATAAAAGAATTTACTTTGCTTGAAAAATCAACTGACGAAAAAATTTTAATGCAGACTGATTTCATTGAAGAATTGGAAAAAAGAGGCAAAGAAAATATAGAGAAAAAGCAAAATAAAATTCAAGAACTTTTTGATTTAGAAGTTTCTGTGAGTGATGAAATTGACGTGATGCAAAAAAAAGTTGTTTCATTAAATTCGCAACTTGAAGAGTTTTCGGATGCGGCAATTAAACTCAAAAAACTCACCTCTCTTAAAGGAAAAATACAACAAAAAGTCATTTCTATCAACGAAGAACACAAATTTTTTAATGAGAATTCTGTATGTCCAACCTGCAAACAATCAATTGAAGAAGATTTTAGGTCCAATAAAGTAAATGAAATAGAAACAAATTCAAAAGATTTGAAAGAGGGATATGTTGAATTAGAAAAAACAATTGAAGATGAAGAAAAGCGAGAAGAACAATTTATTCAAATATCAAGAGAAATATCAAGACTGAATAATGAAATTTCCAAAGATAATATTTGCATTTCAAATTACAGAAAAAATATTAAAGAATTGCAGAATGAAATTGAAACCATTACGGAGCAATTTGAAAATAGAAATATCGAAACCGAAAAATTAAAGTCTTTGTATAAAGAAAAAGAAGATAATTTTAAAAAGAAATCAAAATACAAAGAAACTGTAAATTATTTTGACTTTGCTCAACTTTTAATGAAAGACGGTGGAGTCAAATCAAAAATTATTCAAAAATATATTCCATTGATGAATCAACAAATTAATAAGTATTTGCAGATGATGGAGTTTTATATTAATTTTACTCTTGATGATGAATTCAAAGAACAGATTAAATCTCCAATTCATGAAGATTTCAGTTATGAAAGTTTCAGTGAAGGTGAAAAAATGAGAATTAACTTGGCAATTCTTTTCACCTGGAGAGAAATTGCTAGAATGAAAAATAGTATTTCGACAAATCTTCTGATTTTGGATGAAGTTTTTGATAGTTCTTTGGATAATACTGGAACTGATTACTTCACAAAAATCATCAAATATGTCATTAAAGATACTAATGTATTTGTGATTTCACATAAGACAGACGAATTGATTGATAAGTTTGATAAAATTATTATGTTTGAAAAAGTTAAAGGTTTTTCCAAGATACACGCTTGACTTTTCTTTTTTTCTGTGCTAGTATTTTTAGGTAGTTTGATACTAGATTATGAAATGGAAGTACAATGAAGAGCAAATTCTAAAAGATATCAGCGAATATGTTCTCAGTACATATGGCAGTCATTATGTCGGCAGTGAAGAAGGGTATGAAGATATCCAAACTATCGACTTAGCTGCTTCCAAAGGACTTGCTGCAGACTTCTGTCAAGTGAATATTTTGAAGTATGGGTCTAGGTACGGGCAAAAAAATGGTCGCAATAAAAGAGATTTGCTTAAAGTTATTCACTATGCTATGCTACTTCTTCACTTCGACAAGCATTATAGCCGTGTCGATAATGGACTAGGTGAATTTAAATGAAACTATCTGAAAATACAATTTCAATTCTTAAAAACTTTGCGTCAATTAATCAATCTATTTTTGTGAAAGGCGGATCTAAAATTCGCACTATGTCTGTGGTAAAAACTATTCTGGCTCAAGCAGAAGTTGAAGAAATTTTTCCCAAAGATTTTGCAATTTATGATTTGAATCAATTTCTGAATGGTCTTAGTCTTCATAATGACCCAGAACTTGATTTTTCAAATGATAAGTATCTTGTAATCCGAGAGGGAAAACGTAAAGTGAAGTATTTCTTTGCTGACCCTGAAGTAATTGTATCTGCGCCAGAAAAAGAAATTGAACTTCCTTCTAAAGATGTTTGTTTTCAACTTGAACATTCTAATTTAGATAAATTAAAAAAAGCATCTGCTGTATATCAATTGAATGACTTATCAGTAATCGGTGATGCTGGTGTAATTCGTTTAGTTGTAAGAGATAAAAGAAACGATACTTCAAACGAATATTCAATTACTGTGGGAGAAACTAATAATGAATTTGTGTTTAATTTTAAAGTTGAAAATCTTAAAATTATTCCAACAAGTTATGATGTTGTGATTTCGTCAAAACTTATTTCGCAATTTACAAATGAGAAGTATAATTTGAATTATTGGATTCCAATGGAACCCGATTCTGAATTTAAATAACTTTATTTTTTTATATTATGAATATCTTTGTGGTCAATGCGTGTCCAGTGCTTGCTGCTGTAGAACTTCCTGATAAACACGTAGTTAAAATGCCCCTGGAGACCTGTCAAATGGTCTCTGTAATCTTCTCCAAGTGGTATTATGATTGGGGAACCATTCCCAAGAAGGACGGCACCCCATATAGCACAGAAAAGGGTGCGTTTCGTAATCATCCCTGTACTCAATGGGCAGCAAAATCTCACGAGAACCTTGCCTGGTTGATTCGGCACGGATTTGCTCTTTGTGATGAGTATCGGCATCGTTATGAAAAAGACCACGCTTGTATG